GCGGGTGCTGGGGCGGGTGCAGGCGCTGCTGGTGCAGGCGCTGCCTCGGGGGCCGTGGGGGCAACCGTGGTTGGTTGCTGGTCTACTGGTGCAGGAGCCGCTGCTGTTGCTGCGGGAACTGCGGAAGTTGTAGCGGTCGTCATTCTTGTTGTCCTTGTTGTGCGCCTTGCTCGGCTGCCGCGTCAACGGCACCCATGGCGGCTTGTTGTTCTAGTGCTTGCTGCTGCGCTTGCTGCATCTCCTGCCGCATCGTTGCCTCGTCCTTGATGAAGGCGTCGGACTTGACGCGGCGGGCGGCTGCAAAGGCTGCGGCTACTTCGTCGAAACGCACGCGGGCCATCAGCTGATCTGGCAAAGCCGCCAGCGCGCCGAGGTCAGCGAAGAACGCTTGGAGCTCTTCTAGGTCTCCTGTACGCGATAGGGCGTCTAGGCCGGTGACCACGGTGGGCTCGATACCCGCGCTGTCCCCGATGTCCAGAAGGCCCATGAGGAACCGCGCCAAGGGTAGCTGGATGTCTACGGCCAGTCGGCTGTAGGCACCGCCCAGAGCGGTCTCTAGCTCGTTCGCGGGCATACGGATTTCTTGGGCGGTTACGCGCTCCGCGTTACGGATCATGCTGCCGCCCATGAGGAACCCGCGACCGATGCGGTTCACGTACTCGGCGTTGATGGCCATGGTCGTGTTCAGGTCTTGCGACTTGCCGGATTGTACGATGCTGATGTCGCCTTCGTTCCCGGGCAGCACAGAACCGTTCTCGCTGTTCATCAGGTCGTCGGGCTTGGTCATACCTGCGGGGTTCGCCAGCCAGCGGAACTCTGATGCCAGTACTGCACCCATGACCTGTGCCCGGGATAGGGCAGACAGGGCGGCAAAGTCTGGTCGATAGTCTTCGACAAGGCCTGTGCCGTAGTGCGCCCCGTCCGACAAGTCCCATGTCAGGGCTCGGTAGGGCAGGGTAGCTTCGGGCCACTTGCCGTTGAAGGCTTCCGGCAGCTGTTGCTCGTCCACCCACTGCGTCATCTCGTAGTCGCGGTCCCGGTTGCGCCTGATCCAGCGGTAGTGTACCACCTCGCTGTCGGGCTGCTTGCCCTTGATCTGGTCTTGGACCTGCGGCTCAAGTTCGTCGAAGGCGACCTTGTCGGCAAGGAGCATCTCTACTACCTCGCCGGTCGCGGAGCGCCGTACGACGTATTTCTTGAGCCCGCATACCCGGGGGTTCTTCTCGTCGAGGTACAGCATGACGTTCCCGGTCACGACGAGGTGCTTGATTACCTCGTACAGCTTGGGGCGCATGGCGAACTGATCCAGCTTCCTTACGGACTCTTTCTCTACCTGCGACAAGACCTCGGCAACTTTCGATGCGTCAAGGCCGTTCTCGGCGATCATCTTGGCGGTCTCGTCGTCTGGGTCGGCCCGGAAGAACGGGCGACTTGGCGCGAAGGCGGCGAGGATGATCTTGTTCGACAGGTGGTTGACAGCCTGTGCGCCCAGAGCTTGGTAGTCGTGGGACATCTCGTCGTTGTACTGATCGTAGTTGTCCGGGGGACAGATTTTTGGCAGAGTGTACTCAGCGTACAACTCACAGCGGTTCAGGAATGCCTCACGCTGCGCGTTGAGCTCCATCCACCGGCTGTTGGCCGTTTTGTACTGCGTGGGCATATAGGTTACCTTAGATGTTCAGCCCCGTGTAGTTGTTGAAGAACCGGGAGCGCGTAGTGCGCCTGCGGCCCGTCACTGGGTCCACGTCTGGTTCGTCCGTCTCCGGGGATAGGATTACGTTGGCCGCCTCTTGGGGCGTGCTGAGGAGCTCAGCCGCTTGGTCTGAGGCGCGCTTCTGCGCGATCTGGGTCTTCATGGCCAAGGTGTTACCCCGGACAGCTTCTCGGTCGGCGGCGGCCTGCATCTCTGCGCTCTTGAGAGTCGCCTCTGCCTGTCGCTTGGACCCGCCGCTACCGAACACGGCGCTTACAATTCCGCCCATGTTAGATTTCCTTTGTGAGTGTTATGGCTTCGGAGGTGAACCCCTCGGCCTCGTACATACGGGCAAGCGCCCGATCACTCCGGGAGAAGGCGGTGCCTACATAAATCTTGCTCGCTCCGACCTCGTCGGCAACGGCGCGAAGGAATTGGGCGACACTTTTGAGGGTGCCGCCCGTCTCCACGCGGACAACGAGAAGCTCTTGCACAACTTTCTCGTACGAGAACCATGGGCGATCCACGGCGCACATGACGAGGTAACCGTCCACCATCATTGTGATGGGGCTACAGTTGTCGTAAAAGTTTATAGCAGCCGATGGGTCGACAAGGTCGTCGATCACTTTCCCGGTCTCCTGCGTGGAGACGTCTCTCAGGATTTTCCAGAGTTCTTCTCTGGTAACGTCACGAACCAACAACGAAACCCTCCCGAAGTTGCTTGAGGGTCTGTTGTACGCCTAGCTTGTAGAAGGCTTGGCCTTCGGTGGTTCCTGCGTTCACATACGGCGGCTCCAGTTTCTTTTCCAGTTCAGCATACGCTTCTGGAGAAAGTCTGTGGACTACCTGTGTAGACCTACTGGGTTTAATAAATTTGTTTATCAGGTTTATCATAAGAGACATCCCTTTATCATATACGGTCCCAAAACTATGCGAAGAAGTATCTGGAGTCCAAAACTTGTCGAATATCGAGGCTGCCCGGTACGGGTGGCGGCGGTAAGTCATAGCGGTCGGCGAGCTCCTGAAGTGGTTGACATCCCTCGTACATAGCGACGAAGGACTCGCGTATTACCCGGGCTAGGCGGTCAGCATCTGCTGCGTGTGTCCCGTAGTCATCGTGGATCATGGCTAGGTCCATAGCCTCCGAGGCGGCAGCCACCGTGGTGAGGTGCAAGTGCGCTGCATCGTAGCTGTGGATGAAGTTAGGTGCAATACCGTTGCGGTGCTTTGCCTTGTCGGGCTCGTCGGTCTCGACGTTTACCCGGAGCTTGGCGTTCCCGCACAGCTTGGTGTTGATGCGGTGCGAGGTGCACTTCTGGTACGTCTGCTCGACAGGGAACCCCGAGGGGCTGACCCAAGTGATCTTGGATGCGCCGTTCGAGAAGATTGTCGTGCTGGCGCGCTGTAGGTACTCCATGGCCTCACTGGCCTTGACCACAACCTCTGCGATCCCGTCCCAGACGAAGTACGACAGGAACGTAGATGCCTTGCTGTACTCTGTCTTGGCAAACTCCCGTGCCTTGCCTGCCCGTAGGTAGTCCTCGACAATGAAGTCCGCACATGAGAAGCGGGTCGATCCGTATGGTCGGGTCATCACCGACCGCTTCACCAGCGAGCGGTTGATACCGTGGTCCAGCCACTTGTCCCGGAAGCCTGCCTCGTCGGGGGTCGAGTTCCGCAGCTGGAAAGCTGAGACGTCGGCCACCTCTTGGTAGATATCGCGGGGCTTGTCGCCGGGGATCAGGTTAGTGGCCTTGCCCCCAACCTCGTCCCGCAGCATAGCGGAGAAGTTCTGGAGCCCATTACACGTACCGTCCATCGCTACCGGGATGTGGCTGACAAAGTCATGCGGCGACGTGCGCCACTGGTCGTACTCAATTGCCCATGCGAGGAACTGCACGGGCTTGTCGGCCTCCATCCAGCCAGTGTTGCTGATGGGGTCTTGGGCGAACGAGCGGATCATTACGTCCCGTTCCTTCACCCACTCTGCGCGCTCTTCTAGGGAAGCCTTGTCGAAGCCCCAGCGATTAGCGCCGTGGCACAAGAACCACATTTCCGCTTTCAGGTCGTTGAGTGCCTTGCCCCGAGCGAACCGGATAAGTCCCCGCTGCAGGTCAGAGCCCTGAGGGGAGACGCCCAGCGTCTTGGCGTACAGGCGGCCCCGGAAGTCCGCGCAGTGCACGAAGAAGATTTCTGGGTACTGCCGGTACTCCTCAGCTATGCGGACGCAGGTGGCAAAGCGGTTCTGCTCGCTGCGGCGCAGCTTGTTCTGCGTGTGCCACTCGCGCTTCTCCCGCTTCCATGCGGTGAACGCCTCCAGCTGCTGGGCCGACATCTGGTCCACCTTGAGGTCGCCCTCTAGGAACTGCGGGCGGGGCGGGGCGGGGTTCTCGGCCTGCCCTACGATCTCGCCCATGTCGAAGTGCTTGGAGACCTCTTTGACCGCGTCGAGGACACGGGTGTTGATCTGCCAAGGCGTGCGCTGCAGGGCGTTGATGGCCCGTAGAGGG